CGGAAGGATCTGCAGTTGTATTTGACAATGCGCAAGAAACTTTCACAGCTAGATACACTCATAATACCGTAGCACTTGCTTTCGCAATCACTGAAGAAGCGATTGAGGACAATTTGTATGACAGACTAGCGTCTAGATATACAAAAGCACTAGCAAGATCTATGGCAAACACTAAGCAAGTAACTGCAGCTAACGTTCTAAACAATGGCTTCAGCACTTCTTATGTAGGTGGCGATGGAGTTTCTTTAATAAACTTAAATCACCCTACAATTGCTGGTTCATTCAGCAACACGTTGACTACACAAGCTGACTTAAACGAAACTTCATTAGAACAATCATTGATCGATATCAATGCATTCACTGATGAACGTGGTTTAAAAATTGCAGCTCAAGGTGTTAAATTAATCATTCCAAAAGAATTACAATTCACTGCGGAAAGATTAATGAAGTCAGCTGGAAGAACACAAACTGCTGATAATGATATCAATGCAATCAAATCTATGGGAATGGTTCCACAAGGTTACGTGGTTAACAATTTCTTAACTGATACAGATGCATTCTTTATCAAAACTGACGTTCCTAACGGTATGAAGATGTTCGTAAGAGCACCTATCAAAACTGCTATGGAAGGTGATTTTGATACTGGTAACGTTAGATACAAAGCTAGAGAAAGATACAGCTTCGGCTGGTCTGACCCTAGAGGTATCTTCGGATCATCAGGATCTGCTTAGTATTTAAGCAAATTTTATTTAATGAGGTGAGTATATCTCACCTCATTAATATGTTAGAAAGAAAGAATTATGACAAAAATGTTTCAAGTAAAAATTAGAGCTTATGGTCACATGGCTAATTTTAACATTGAAGCCGAAGATAGTGCAGAAAGTATAGAACTAGCTATCCTTGACAAAATAGGAAAAAAAGGTATATTACTAAAAGACAGCATGCGATCTTTTGCTAAAGATAAATGCTGGATAACCTATGAGGAGGTTGTAGATGATAAATCACGTTCAAGCTCTTTACACAAAGAAGAGAGCACTAGAACTTGATTGGGAGCAACACTACATTCAAGAGGGAATATATACTCTTGACATGGTTAGGATTGACGAAAAAATTCGTGAAATCATTAACCAGATTAAGATGTCTGAAGCTGAAATAGCACACAGACAAATTAAAGTAGAAATGGCTGCTCCTGAGTTTTCTGTAGCTAGCTAAACCTAGCTATTTATATCCGAAAAGTAGATTTTCGATGCAGGTATCCCTTGCGCTATTCAATAAATTCAGTTATATCTTAAGCACTATACATTAACTTCTGATCTAGACGCGTATAGTCGACAGCCTAGAGACTAGATTGGAAAAACTAGGAGAATACACTTATGGCAAATACAACTTTTTCCGGCCCAGTTAGAGCTGGAACAATCGTTGATACTACAGGAACTACACTTGGGACAAATGTTAAAAACATTGGACCCGTTGTATTAACTCAATCAGCAACTGTAGCATTAACACACGCTACAACAGCAGCTACTGCTCTTGGAATTATAATTCCAGCGAACAGTCAGATACTTAGTGTTCAAATAATGATAGAACAACTTTTTGCAAACTCAGCAACTACTACTATTCAAGTAGGAAAAAGTGCAGCAGATGCAACTAATCTTATAGCAGCAGCTTCTGTTTCTGCTACTGCAACTATCGTTGATCCAACTGTTCCTGCAAGTGCAGGCGCTTGGAGAACTATTGGAACTTCTGATGTTGAATTATATGGAATAACAGTTGCTAACTCTGCAACAGCAGGTAAAGCAAGAATCGTTGTTACTTATAGTCAGAACGCAGCATTAGCGGCACTATAATAAATTAATTTTTAAGGAGCTCGAAAGGGCTCCTTAATATAAGGAGAAAAATATGGCATTTAAATCAGATGTAAAACCAGTTATATGTGCAAGTGACGTTAGTACTGCAGTTTTGTTTGCAGGACCTACAAGATTAAGAGGTTATATGATACAAGCTGGAGGAACTTCAGGAAGTTGCATCATTAATGGTTTAGCAAATTCTAGTACAGTAAGTACTTCAACTAACACACAAGTTTATATTCCAATTCAAGTTGGGGCAGGTGGAACTGAAACTTTAAACCTTCCAGAAGACGGCGTTTTATATGCTGGACGAAATGGAACAGGAATAGTTGATGGTGTTGGAGTTGCTTCAAATACAAGCGGATTAACTGTTACGTTATTTATAGAAAAGTAGGAGTCAAGTATGGCTACCTCTTCAGGCACTACAGTTTTTGAAAAAACTTTTACTATTGATGAAATCATAGAAGAGTCTTACGAAAGAATTGGTCTTGTAAATAATACAGGAAACCAGATGAAAGCCGCTCGTCGCTCGCTGAACATTATGTTTCAAGAGTGGAGCAACCGAGGTCTTCATTATTGGGAAGTAGCATCAAATGATATTTCATTTGTAGCAGGTCAATCAGTTTATACAATTTATAGATCACCATCTGATGGAACTTCAGACGGAGTATTTAGTTATTTAGATGGTGCAATTGATGCCGTTCAGACTACAATTACATTAGATTCAGTATGGCAGTTTCCAACATCTGGAACTTTATTAATTGGAACAGAACAAATTACTTACACAGGAACTAGTACATCTTCTAATCAAATTACAGGTTGTGTTAGAGGTGCAAATAGTACAGTAGCTGCAATTCATGCAGATAATACTGCTGTTTATGACTATAATTCCATTACATATGGACCAGATGATATTTATGAAGCATCATATAGAAATACACAACAAGTGCCGGTTGTAGATTTTCCACTTACTAAAATTAGTAGATCAGTTTACAATTCTTTATCTTCTAAATATTCACAAGGTCAATCAACTCAATATTGGGTACAAAGATTTATAGATAAAATTACAATCACTTTATATTTAACGCCAGGATCAGATCAGGTGAATAACGTAATGCATTATTACTATGCAAAAAGAATTCAAGATGTTGGAGCTTATACAAATATTACAAACGTTCCATATAGATTTGTTCCGTGTATGTGCGCAGGACTTGCTTATTATTTAGCAGTTAAATTTGCACCACAACGTGGACAAGAAATGAAATTATTATATGAGGATGAATTATTAAGAGCATTAGATAATGATGGCTCTTCTTCAAGTTCATTCATAACACCTAAAACTTACTATCCGAGCGCATAATGGGAAATCTATCAAACGGAAAATATGCTTACATGATCTCAGACCGTTCTGGTCAGAGATTTCCATATCAAGAAATGGTACAAGAATGGAATGGATCATGGGTACATATAACTGAATATGAACCAAAGCATCCACAACTTGAACCAAAACCACATCAAGCTGATCCTGAAGGATTACAATATGCACATCCTGATAGACAAGAGCCACCAGTAATTATTGAATTAACACCAAATCCTTTTACAACTATTAAGTACGCAGGAAACACTTACATTAATGTTTATTCACAAGATCATGGAAGATCTACTGGTAATGTTGTAAGATTTAGAGGACCACCTGAAGTTGTAATTCCGGGCACGCCTACGCGCGAGACTTCATTTGAATTAGTACCTTTCTTTGATGGTGTTACAGATATTTCAAATCCAAATGGATTTACAATTACAGTTGGAAAAATAAATTCATCTGGTATTGTAAGTGATACTTTGAATTATTTTTATTTTAGAAGTACAGATACCGCAACAACAGGAAACGTTTCTGGAGGTGGAGCACAATGTTCTGCAGGACCAGTTACACTACAGGCTTAATATGACATACACAGAACTCGTTCAAAAAATTAGAGATTACACAGAGGTAGATTCAAACGTATTTACAGCAACTATTGTCAATGGTTTTATTTTAGATGCTGAATGGAGAATTCAAAGAGATGTAGATTCTGATAATAATAGAAAATATGCAACAGCTACTGTTATTGCAGGCCAACCTTATGTAAGTACACCACTTTTAACAGATCAAACTTTAATTATAAGAGAAGCTCAAATTATTCCATCAGGAACCTATACTGGAGATAATGCTGTAGTAGAATATAGAGATACAGGGTTTATTAATGAGTATAATGCTAGTAATGCGCAAGGATTACCTAAATATTTTAGTTATTGGGATGAACAAACAATAGTATTAGCGCCAATTCCAGACTTGACATATACAATGCAATTAAATTATATCTTGAAGCCAGCAGGATTATCTGTTAGTAATACGACAACATATTTAAGTCAGCAATTTCCCACTGGTTTATTATATGCTTGCCTTGTTGAGGCGTATGGTTTTTTAAAGGGTCCGGCAGACATGATACAATTTTACGAACAAAAGTATCAGTCAGCGTTACAAGGATTCTCTATTGAACAAATGGGAAGAAGAAGACGAGATGAATTTCAAGAAGGTTCACCTCAGATTCAAAAACAAGGTTAATTAATTAGGAGTTAATATGGCTATAACACAAGCAGTTGCAAATTCGTTTAAAGGACAACTTTTACAAGGTCAGCATAATTTTACTGCGGCTACGGGAAATGTTTTTAAACTTGCTTTATACACTTCTGCAGCGTCTCTAGACTCATCTACAACTATTTACACTTCAACAAATGAAGTTGCAAATACTGGTCAGTATGACACAGGTGGTGGAGTTTTAACAAATGTATCACCAGTTGTTTCAAGTGGTGTAGCATTTATAGATTTTGCAGATATATCTTTTACTGGAGTTACTTTAACTGCAGCAGGAGCTTTAATTTATAATACATCAAATACTAACGCAGCAGTTGCTGTATTAAGTTTTGGTGGAGATAAAACAGCAACATCTGGAACTTTTACAATTCAGTTTCCAGCAGATACATCATCAGCAGCTATTCTAAGAATCGGCAACGCATAATAGGAGTAACCTATTATGGCCAATACTTGGGGTGAACTTAGCTGGAACATAGGTACGTGGGGATTACAAAATAATGTTAATATTTCCTTAACAGGAATTGAATTAACTACTTCACAAGGACAAGCTAATTATACACCATTAGATGGTTGGGGTAGAAATACTTGGGGTTCTTTAGGTTGGGGGTCAGATGCAATAAGTGTAGATGTATCTGTCACAGGTCAACAGTTAAATCTTTCTTTAAACTCTGTAACTACTTTAGTCGATGCTGATATTAATTTAACTGGTCAACAGTTAAATCTTTCTTTAAACTCTGTAACTACTTTAGTCGATGCTGATATTAATTTAACTGGTCAACAGTTAAATCTTTTTTTAAACTCTGTAAATGTTGAACTTAACACTATTATTGAAATAACGGGTCAACAGTTAAATCTTTTTTTAAATTCTGTAACAGCTTTAGCTAATGCTAATGTAGATGTAGCAGGGGAACAGTTAAATCTTTCTTTAAATTCTGTAACAGCTTTAGCTAATGCTAATGTAGATGTAACAGGGGAACAGTTAAATCTTTCTTTAAATTCTGTAACAGCTTTAGCTAATGCTAATGTAGATGTAGCAGGGGAACAGTTAAATCTTTCTTTAAATTCTGTAACAGCTTTAGCTAATGCTAATGTAGATGTAGCAGGGCAACAGTTAAGTATTGTTGAAGGAATTGTGGATGCTTCTCCAGATGCTGAAGTTACTGGTCAACAAATAAATGTATTCTTAAATTCTGTAACAGCTTTAGCTAATGCTAATGTAGATGTAGTAGGGGAACAATTAAATCTTTCTTTAAACTCTGTAAATATTAGAGGAGAAGCTAATGTTGATGTAACAGGGGAGCAGTTAAATTTTTCTTTAGATTCAGTAAATATTTTTCTTGATACTGTAGTTTTTGTAACTGGAGAAAGATTAAATACTTCATTAAATTCTGTAACAACTCTAGCTAATGCTAATGTAGATATAACAGGGCAACAATTAAATTTATCTTTAAATTCAGTAGATGTTATTCCTAATAGTATTATTAATGTAACAGGGCAACAATTAAATACATTATTAAATTCAGTAATTATTTCAGCTAATGCAAACATATCTCCTATTGGAAATGAATTGACTATAGCTTTAAATAATATAAATAATCAAATTTGGACTGAAATAAATACTGGAACTAGTGCAAATTGGTCCAATATTAATACCGGAGCTACGGCAAATTGGATAGAGATTGACACCGCCGCTTAAATTAAATACTATATAACATAAGGAATTAAAATTATGGCATCAAGTTATTCTACAGACCTCAAACTAGAGATACAAGTAACTGGCGAAAACGCCGGTACATGGGGTGATATTACAAATACAAATTTAGTTATTCTTCAGCAAGCAATCGCTGGTTATGAATCAGTTACATTAAACGCAACAACAGGAGTTACATTAACATATACTAATGGTGCTCTTTCAAATGGTAAAAATGCAGTATTAGAACTTTCAGGAACTATTACAGGAAACGTAGATGTTACTATTCCTTCAGATTCAACAGGACC